ACGGCTTTCAAAGAGAATGGATACGACCCGTATGAAGCGTCGAAAGATAAGGAAGCAGGATTCGACTACATTGTCGCGTTTGATGGGAATGTATTCCATATCGCGACGGACCTATCGTTCATCAAATCTGACCACAAGATTTATGGAATCGGTAGTGGCGGCGCTTATGCTCTCGGTTATCTTTATGATCGTCTGGGTCGTCTCACTAATGGTAATGTAGAGCAACACGCCCGACGTGCCGTTGAAATCGCCAGCATCCTTGACATCAATACCTGTCCTCCGATTCAATTAGTTACTCAACGACGGGAGTACTAATGAGAAAAGATTGGTCCCACTGGACTATCTATTTCAATGCTAACCATTTGTATAACTGGGGCATTGGTATCAACTATTACCACGAATACAATTACACACCATTTGAGATGCTTGCTAGAATTTGTCAGATAGACCTGCTATTGTTCAACATCACAATTACTCGATGGGAAAAACGGCAGTGGATATAAAAGAATTACTTATCAAAGCTCTCCACGAGAAGGAGAACAAGCGTGGTAGATCCACGCAGGTACAGATAGGTCCATCAGAACTTGGTGGCTGTCGCCGTAAGGTTTGGTATCGGTTGAATGGTCAACCTGAAACCAATGACAACGAGGTAAAACTCGCAGCTATTATGGGAACTGCCATACATACTGCAATAGAGAACGCGCTTGCAGACAATCAAGAAGTTCTTCTGGAGAAGACCGTCGAGTTTGGCGGTATGAAGGCTCACGTTGATTGCTTCATTCCTGGGACAGGGGATGTCGTTGACTGGAAAACTGTGAAGGTAAAGAATCTTTCTTACTTTCCCAGTGAACAGCAACGCTGGCAAGTACAAGTCTATGGTTACCTGATTAGCAAGTCTGGCTTGGGGAAGGTCCAGAATGTCAACCTTGTAGCCATACCTCGTGATGGGGATGAGCGTGACATCCTAGTTCACAGCGAACCCGATGACGAAGCCATCGCACTAGAGGCCCTGAATTGGTTAGAAGCGATTCGGACTACGCAGGAAGCTCCTGCCCCTGAAAGGCACGAGTCATACTGTAAAAGCTACTGCAAATTCTATGATGCCTCTGGTGAGATGGGATGCGTTGGTATAAAAAAAGGACTTACCAAACCTGAAGATATAACTATTGACGGAGCAGAATCTCTGACTGCTCTGCACTATGCACAGATTGATGAAGAGATAAAGGCTTTAGAAACAAAGAAGGAATCGCTAAGAGAATCCCTACTTGGCATCGCAGGAATTACTTCAACTGGGTATGAGATCAAGTGGTCAACTACTCAAAGTAATACGGTAGATAAAGAAGCAGTGGAGAAAGCACTGGGTTATGTACCGACAAAGCAAGGCAAGGAAAGCACAAGGCTTTCCATAAAGAAACTCGGAGGTAAGTAAATGGCTGCACCAGAATCAACAAAGTTCCAGGTGAACTTCAAGTCACCAGATGGAACTCTTATCAATCTTTATGCTGCTAGTAAGGAGGAATTGGAAGCGTTGCTCACTGCAGCGCAAGACTTTTCCGCACTTATTGGAAGTGTTAGCCAATCATTCTCAGGCTCTGCACCTGCTGCGCCCGTACGTAGTGCTGCGCCAGTAGCGGCAGCAGTATCAACACAAGGTGGTCACACCTGCCGTCACGGTGAGATGGCATACCGCGAAGGTGTAGGAGCTAAAGGTCCTTGGAAGGGATATATGTGCGCTGCTCCAAAGGGAGCAACGGACAAGTGTCAGACAATCTGGGTTCGATGACCCAATGCGAGGACCCCGTGAATACGAGGATCCTCTCTGCGCTCAGTCAGGCGGTGACTTCTGGTTTCCAGAACCTGGACAAGGAAGCATTCCCGAAACAGTCTACGCTCGAAGTATATGTGACAAGTGTGTCCATAAAGTTGAGTGTGCAGAATGGGGTATCTATAACGAACATTACGGAATCTGGGGTGGCCTTACAGAGGCGAATAGAAAACTAGTAAGACGTAGGCTAAAGATACAAGTAATACGACGGGAGGAAAGTGCTTAGATTAGACCGCGCTTGGAAGTCTGTGCAGTCAACGGCTGCACCGCTTCCTACTGTGTGGAAAGATCTAGAATCTAAAGAGATAAAGTTTCGGCGTGGTCAAGTGTGTATGGTTGCCGCTGCACCTAACGCTGGAAAATCTATGTTCTCTCTTGTATACGCTATCAAGGCTAAAGTACCTACTTTGTTTTTCTCCGCAGATACCGATACTGCTACTGTGATGTTGCGAGCATCAGCTCATCTTGCAGGCCATACTCAGCAGACTGTAGAGAATCAAATCTCTATCAACCCTGAAGCCTACGATGAAGTGTTGCAAGGCATATCACATATTCAATGGGTCTTTGATTCATCCCCGAACCTTGATGATATCGAGTCAGAAATCAAGGCATACATTGAACTCTATGGCATAGCACCACAACTAATAGTCATAGATAACCTGATGAATGTGGTCGCTGAAACTGATAATGAATGGTCAGGGCTAAGGCAGATAATGATTGAGCTACACGATATGGCTCGCAAGACTGATGCCTGTGTAATGGTTCTGCATCACGTATCAGAACAGAGCGAGTATGGCAATATGACTGAACCGCCACACCGTAGAGCAATCCACGGTAAGGTAAGTCAGTTACCTGCACTGATACTCACTCTTGGTTACAACCCATTTGAGCATACGCTTCGGGTTGCAGCCGTCAAGAATCGCTTTGGCAAACACTCTGTTGATGGCAAGGATTGGGCTGGTTTATTTGTAAACTTTGCCACCTGCCAAATTGGTGATAGCGATGCCTATGGCAGAATGATTTACAACTCCAACTTAGCGAGGGCTTTGTGAGTTCGTACAATAAGGCTAAGGGATCAAAGTTTGAGACGGATGTAATGAAATACTTACGCAAACTTGGACACTTTGCTGAGCGTCTGGCTAAGGCTGGAGCCAATGATGAAGGTGACATCGTCACCATAATCGCAGGTCAGACCTACATTCTGGAATGCAAGAATCGCAAGTCAATCAATCTTCCGCAGTTCTGGGCAGAAGCCCAGACTGAGGCAGCCAACTATGCGAAGGCTCGTGGACTACCCGTCAACCCACCAGCCTTCGTCATAGTCAAACGACGCAGAGGTAGCATCGAAGATGCGTGGGTAATACAAACATTGGAGAACTGGGCAGATGAGCGCAGTAATAAAACCTTTACGCCGCTACAAAAAGACAGCGTGGAGAAAGAAATATCTAACACAGAACCAGAGATGGGGAAAGGTAACAGTAACTAAAATGCCAGTACCACAAGGACAGATAACAAGTAGTCAAGGTTGGACAACACCAGCAGAACCACCACTACCTGAAGAACCAACAGAAGTAGAAGAGAAAGAAGAAGAGCAAGATGGGACAGACTAAGATAGGTCTGCCTGAGAATCGTAAGAGACTCAAAGGGCTAGGACAACTGCACGCCAAGAGTAAATCTTTTGATGAAGGATGGAACGCTGGCTTTGATGCTGGCTACAAAGCTGGATTAGAAGCAAAGGAGGAACGCGAAGATGATCTGCGGTAATTGTAAATGGGCAGGGCATCACAACACCATTGGCAAGTTAGATTTGGCTATAGATTTCCACGAGAAGTGTGAAGGAGATTGCGGATGCCAGCACAAGACTGGACCAGGATGGTTCGTAAAAAGAGGGGCAAAGATTCCTCCGATGCAAACGCAGTCTCCATAGCAGAAGTAGTTAGACACTTTGGAGGAGAAGTAAAAGAGGGACGCAATATCTCAGTGCGTTGCTGTATGCACAATGACACTCGTAAGAGTGCAGTCATAGATACATACAACAACTTGTACTACTGTCACACCTGCGGTAAGGGTGGCAATGCAATCAATGTCATTATGGAATTAGAGAATGTGGGGTTCAAGGATGCTCTCGCAAGGGCAGGAGAAATTGTTACAGGAGGCGGCGCACCACTACGCTCAGGCAATAAGCGACAGGGCGCTAGGCTACCTCGCAGGACGTGGAATATCTGAGGAGACTGCCGCTAGGTTTCGACTTGGCACTATTACAGATCCGATAGAGGGACATCAAGGCTATGAGGGTTGGCTTGCAATACCTTATTTCACAGCTTTAGATTTGTGTGTTGGTTTCAAGTTCAGAAGATTAGATGATGGCAAGCCTAAGTATGGCGCACCTGTTGGACAGAAGAGCCACCTCTTCAATGTGGTTGCTACCTTATCTGCTACCAAGTCTATCGTTATCTGTGAGGGTGAGTTTGATGCGATAATAATGGAGGCTAACTGTGGGATACCAGCAGTAGGAGTACCTGGAGTTGCGGCGTGGAAGCCCTATTATCAGAAGTTATTCAATGGTTTTGATATTGTTTATGTTGTCGGAGACAATGATGTCAAAGAAGATGGAACTAATCCTGGAGCTGAGTTCTCTCGCCGCGTGGCGAGCGAGATAAGTAACTCGCAGATTGTTACACTACCACCAGGATTGGACATTACAGATTTTTACTTAGCA